AGAACTACAGTAGTTGTACTCCCTGCTGCTGTATACATAACATAAGGTGTACCTGCCGAAGCTGGTTCTGCTGCAAAGTTTATTGCCTTGAAAGTATTTGCCATTTATTTCTCCTATTCTCTCCTTATATACTAGCCGAGTGCGATTGCAAGTGCTGTTGGATCATCAGTTACAGCTATTGTTACTGTATCTGTTGAACCGCCAGTAGTTGTAATCCCTGTTCCTGCTGCGATTGTTAGTGTATTACCATTTGTTATAGTTTGATCAGAACCACTTGAACCAGCTAATGTAAAGCTCGTCATTCCTGCATCAATTTCTACCCATGTGCTTCCTGAATAAACTCGAAGTCTGCTTGTGGTTGTATTAAAATAAAGCATACCTGCTGCTAGAGCATCACCATCATTATCTGTGGTTGGATTTGAAGATTTAGAACCTAAATAAACGTCATCAAAAGCATCAGCAGAGTTAGCGGCAGCAGTAGCACTCGCTGCTGCGGCAGTTGCTGAACTAGCTGCATTAGTTGCTTGTGTGGATGCGGTAGATGCAGAAGTTGAAGCGTTAGATGCTTGTGTTGAAGCTGTTGTAGCAGAACTCGCTGCGGCAGTAGCCGAACTAGCTGCTGCTGTAGCAGATGATGCTGCGTTAGATGCTTGTGTAGTTGCAGTAGCTGCGTCTACTAATAAATCATATTTAGCTGAGTTAGCATTGGTAGTTAAAGGTTCAGAACCAGAAGATGTATGAGCTGTGTTAATCATAAAGATATTGTTTGTAGAAGTATCTTTTACAATATCTCTAACTACATACGCTGTACCAGCAGACCAATTACCTTTGTTAGCACCAATCTCTGCTGTAACATTTAATTCACCTGCACTATCAAAACCTAAAACTTTACCAGCTCTATCAGTTGCAGAGTTTGTAAACTCTGTTGAAGTCATGGTATTTGTTCTTGATAATTTAATTGCTCTATCCAACTCTTCTTGTACTTGTTGAAGAGTCATAGTTGCACGATCCAAACCCTCTTCATGTGATTCCGCAGGGAATGGATCATTGGCAATATAATCTATTGCCTGTGTTTGCGGAACAGCTCTTCTGATTACAACTGTTTCACCAGTTGCT